CCTAATAATAATTCGGCACTTAATAAAATTGCATACAGGATTCGTACTCTAATGAATAGACGCTAATTGTCCCTACTTCCCTACAATAACCGCTTGAACAGGACCGGATGCGCGAACGACCGGCATCATGAGAGGATGAAACTTTGAGTTATTGGCAAGATGACCAGCCTCTCCACAAATACTGCAGTGGACGACCGAACGACGGGTCGGGGCTACGGGACGGCCCTCCAAGTCCTTGAGACGCTTCTCAAGATTGTTGATATGGTTCTGTACGTCTGTCATATCCTGGCGGACGTAGAGGAAGGATGCGTCACTCGACTCGCGATTCGCTAGAACCACATCCTGCAGACGGCGAATCATAGAGCGCGTGGAAGGTCCGTTCCATGAAGTGTTCATTTTGTTTTAATATCATAGAGCTCTTGGTTTTTATATGCTTAAAACCCACGAGCGTCCTAAATCTAATGGACGCCACACTCCGTCAAATATCTGATGACATCTGGGCCTCACTCGGTCCGGGCTATTCCGAATCCGTATATCACTGCGCATTCGAAGTTGCTCTTAGAAAGCTCGGCATGTACTACGAGACTGAGCGCATCGTCCCCGTTTTTTACGAGGGTCAAAACGTCGGTCACGTACGTGCGGACCTGATTGTCAATCGCGAGGTTGTCATAGAGCTCAAGTCGGTAGGGCGTCTCACGGACGGCTATCGAATTCAGACCCGAAATTACCTCAAGCTCCTCAATCTGAACGAGGGATACCTCATCAATTTTCCGGACAAAAACACACCCATAGAATTTGAGAAAATCACACCGTCCGGATCCACTCCCACTGAAGTTCCTTGCAAATCTTTTCCCAAATCTGATCCTGAATGTACAGCTTCTCTTTCGATTTTAGTAAAGGAAAGCACGGAAGGTACTCGTCGTGTCCCAACAGCTCACACAGTTTGAAAAGAACGTACGAATACGAAAGGAAATTTTTACGAGTCGAGGGCTTGTGTTTCTCGAACGGTCCCTGGATCGCATGAAACATGAGACGGAGTTTTTCTTCGAGAGCCTGTGACATGGTCGGGGGTGTGACCCCGTTCAGGATGGTCGAGATGTACGCAACGTGCTCATAATACTTGGCGTAGTTGAGTTTTTTCAGGAGCCCCTTCACCTTTTCGTGTGTAATTTCAGTCAGGTCCTTAATCTTTTGCTTCTTGAATTCTCCTCGTAAATTACTTATAACCTCGTCCGGAACGCTCGTAGATTCCTTCGCCTGAAATTGACTGATCCACTCATTAAAGTGATTTTCACGCTTGTACGAATAGATTATATTCTTCTCCATCTCTTGCTCCTCCTTGAATCCAACCTCCTCCCCCATGATAAACTCTGAGATTCCGCATTCTATGCAAACCTCCTCACTCGACGAAGAATCAAGGAGTTTCGAATTTACGTGTCCGCAATTCTTACAGGGCTTGTCCATAATCTGAGGGGGCCTTACCGATTCGTACTCTCCCTCAACCTCTTCGAGATATTTTCTGTAAATATCCCTTCTCCGGACTCCACCCCTTCGAGACACCTGAAGGTTCGCGACCTTCTCGGTCGACATGACCGTTTCGGTTTCGGGCGCCTCTGCCGTATATTCTTTAATAACAGGAATACAAGAAAGTATATATTCGACCATTTCTTCGGATGTTTTACACCCTTGTATTCGGGCGTGATATCGGGCCTCCATACAGATATCTTATATTTTCATTTTTAACCATCTATTTTTGGTGCTAAATAGAATCTCAGGTCCCCCAGGTTTGCAATTGTGTATCGGAATATAATTGGCATATTCTCATTCTCTGAATCCTGCATGAGTTGTACGGCCGAACACATGTTTGTCGCCTTTGTGAACAAATTAATGTACTTGAGACTGAATGTGTTTCCGGTTCTCTTGACCGACTCTGGAAAATCTATGACAGTCTTTTGGTCCGCAAAGTCTCCTATGCAACTGAGCTCGAGACGATTCTGGTCCCGAATGATTGTCATCTCGTTCGAGAGGTTTCCCATGTCTCGGGTGATTCGCTGAAAATCCACAGAGGGCAGGGTCGTCACGACATTCATCTGAATGTCAGGCAAATCGAGTATGTCCTCGTTGATGTCGAGCAATTTTAATTTAAAATTGGTGAAAGATTTCTTGATTGGATTTTCAATCAAAATATCCATAACGTCTCGGCCTTCGACTTTCAGGGTCAGGGTATCCTGTCCACTCACAGACTTGAGGAGTTTGTAGACGTGTCCCATGTTCAGGCCGGCCGCGACATCCTCGTCACACTCGTACTCTTCAAAGTTTTCGGCATTCAGAGTCATGTGAACGAGCGTGACTCGAGCCGTATCCAGGGTCAGGATGCGAACACCCCTGGGCGTAAAATATACATTTACATCGTTGATGATATCCTTGAGAACCTCAAAGACTGCTTTAACTGCAGATGCCTGAATAGTCTTCAGGTACATTTGTTTATCATGGAACGAATTCTCTAAGTTCGAGCTTGCTGCATGGCATCCTCTATTCTTGCCGAAATCTTCGCCTCAAGTTCGGGAGTCATGACTGGCTGGAGGGAAGCTCCGTAGTGGTCTAGTTCGAAAAATCCTTGACCTTCAGTTCCGTCCAAATTTGAACATAAATTGCCAGAAGAATCCCAGGATTCGAATTCGAAAGGAACCATGGAAACCAGCCAGGCTTTGACTTCCGCTCCGACCTTCATGACTCCATCGTTGGTCACGAGTGTCGGGACACGAGTGATGCGTGCCGAAGGAATGCCCTGGGTCGCTATGTTGTGGAACCTCACAATCTCGAGGAGGGCCGGCTGAGTCTTGATGTACGATATAATTTCACCCGACCATTTACACTTGTCAGAGTAGACCAGAAGGGCCATTTGATTTTACATACTTTTTTTGGACTGGAACTTTTTCGCAGCATAACGTAATGAAGAACCTGGTCATACTTGTCCTGGCGGCCATAGCCGGTCTTCTGTTCTGGAACCGAGGCCGGTCTGGATACACCGCGTCTCCACTCGGCATTCCAGTGGACACGTCGGCTCCAGTCCCACCCGAAATTACCGGAGCGATCATCACAAAGTTTCAGGAAACTCACCCCGAACTCCAGCCCATCGAGACCCTTTTCATCAACCCCCAAAAGGATGGGAGCTACAATTCTCGTTTCATGTTTTTTAACACGAAGCACTTTTTCGGGACTCAATACGATGTTCGAGCGATGGTCGAAAAAAATGGAAACGTGACGATTAACGAGACGACCGAATCGGCCGTGTCAGAGCCTGGATACGGCTACGTCCCTGATAAATACCTGCCTTACAAGGATGTTACCGAAACCCTGAATGCCCAATTCAAGCAGGCCCTGAGCCAGCCTATCCCCCAGCCGAACCTGGACAACATGGCCCGGGCGCAGTCGTCCGGAATGACAATTACACAGACAAACTTGGAGACGCGCTTCTGAGTCTGGGAACTAATTTCCGCAAGTAATAGATGGATCCCTTTTCGGCCAAACAATTGATGGCTCTTGAAAAAACGAAACGGGATGCGAAAAAGGAAACCTACAAGGCGCTCCTTGATCAATTATGTCGCAAAATTAAGACATCCTATGAGCTCGGTCATAAAAATTGTATAGTCACTGTACCTCCTTTTGTCATAGGATTCCCTAGATATGACTTGGCTAGGGCCGTTCAGTACATGGCCCGACAGCTCATGAAGCTCGGCTATATAGTGAACTACGCAGGTCCGATGAGTCTCAAGATTGAATGGACAAGGATTCCGGATGACCCAGAAACGGCTCTAAAGGAGGAATATCCTGTAAATATCCTTCCGGGCCTGGTAAATTTACAAAAGACGGCTCAAAAATTGAGGAAAAGGTGAGCCGCGGAAAGCTTCGCAAAAATAAGTCCTTGTGAGTTAATAATGGATATTCTCAACGAATCGGAACGTCGTTTCACCAAGAAGCTATGTGACGCCATGATTCCCAGTATGATTGCAACATTTTGGGAAATCTGGCTCGAGGCCAAGAAGATGTCACAAGGGAAGAACACGATCAAGGTGTTCGAGGAGCTCCTGCGAGACATCAAGACATGGAATGCCTCAATTTCTTTGAAAAATACAGAGGTTATCCTGAAGAACGAGGCGCTCTTCCCCAACTTGCTCGCGGCCGTATTTGTAATTCACGTCAAAATTCTGAGTGCCATCAGGACCGACAAAAAGTCGAAGAAGATTAACATCAAACTTCCAGCAAACGAAGCCTTTGTCCAAAGGTGCTACGTCGAGTGCGCCGAGGACATTTACAGGCGCCCGGAGGTGATTACGAACGCGTCCCTGAATGAAGAGACTCGGACCGAGCAGCTCTATGAACGATTCTGTTCCAAAATTCACAAGGTTATCGAATCTTTGATTCCGACGTCCGAGATTCTCCAGACGTACCTTCCTATGCCTTCAGGAGATTTGAACATAGACGAGGATGAGGAGGATCAAGAGGAGGAGGAAATCCCAGATTTGGAGGAGCCGCCAGTGGACCCGGCCGTCGAGGGTGTTCCCATGAACACCGGGCCGCCCACCGGAACTCCCTCAGAGGGTTCGGCTCTCGATATCGGAGAAACTCCAGGAGGGACCAAGACGGTCGCCGTGACGCCTTCGCTCGCACCCCCTAAAATTGCAGAACAGACTCTGTTTGATGATGCGCGTGAGAATTAGTCTGAAATAAGTTCTGCGTTCTTAGTAGATGGAGCAATACCTGCGAGAGCCTTTCAGTGCGGCTGTCATTGCGGCCGCAATTACAATGGCATATATTTATGGAAAAACCAGAATGAATGGAGGAGGAAAAGTGAAGAATTCCGAAATGGTCAAGCCAGCCTTTCTCGTCGGACTTCTCGTCTATTTCATAGTGAGCCAAGGTCAGGGATACAACCAAGATCCGAGCATTAAAGCTCCTTTTTGAACTTAAGGATTTGAAAATATAAAATAATACTATGACTACACTCAATGCATTTTATGATATGATGGGTCAATTTCTCGGTGATCTCGCAGACACCTTCCCCGAGAATGAGACGATCAAGGCGGCCAAGGATGTTTCTAGGACCCGTGAAACTTTTGACGCTTTTATGAAGGATATCAAGCCCTGGACCACGCAGATGATGCAGAAGGACCCTACATTCTTCTGCGCCGAAAATAGGTTTGTACGTAAGCTCGACCTTGTTTCCGTGTGGCCCGAGGCTACCGACGCTTCGAAGAGTGCAATTTGGCAGTACATCCAGACTATGTATATGATTGGTACGACGCTCAGCATGTTCCCTCCGGAGACTCTTTCGATGATTGAGGCGGCCGCCGAGAATTGTGCCAAAAACATGCAGGCCAGTGGTGCGGGCATGGAGGAGATGATGAGTTCTATGTTGTCCCAGATGATGAGTGGAGGTGGAAATCCACTCGCGGCTCTCATGGGCCCTCAGCAGCCTCGTCGTCCCAACAAGTCTGGAAATCGCAAAAAGTCTAAAAACATTTCTCAGTAAAGAACAGGATGAATCCGGCTGAAATCTTTCAGACGAATAGACTTTTGCAGTTTTGGCCAACCGCAAAACAATCGGCCCGGGAGCGTTTTCAATCGACGATCCGTTTCGTCTTGTACGCCATGTGTATAGTATACCTCATTAATCGGGACCCACGAGTCTTTGCGCTCGGTATAATGGTCATAGCAATTGCGTACTATATGTATGTTTCGAATATGATGTCCGATGGAGTTCTTCGACCGGCCCAGGGTGATGCGCGCGCTCCAAATGCTTTTCGTCCGGATGTAACCTTGCCCACGCTCGACAATCCCATGGCGAATCCTTTACTTACCGAGTACATCGATAATCCGGACCGTCCGAGCGCCGCGTGGTATCCAAGCGTGCGCGGAGCTGTTCAGGAGCAGTGGAGCAAAATTCACCCGTTCGAACGTCAGCGCGACGCCGAACGCAACTTTTACACGGTTGCGGGAAGCACGATTCCAAATGACCAGACGGCGTTTGCGCAAGCCGCCTTTGGAAAGCCGTTTGCTCCAAAGTGTCACGACCAGGGAGGAGCCGCTTGCGACCCAGATCGCTTCTACTCCAAGTTCCCAGAGCGTACGCAGATGCGTGCCGGAAATGGCGGAGGCGTCGGGAAGTAGTTTATTTTCCCCGTCTACATTAATAATGCCACGTTTGGATAACAGCCCGAACATTCTTCAACCGGGTGTTTGGATAGGACCCGCTCAGGTGGTCCTCGAGGACAAGACGCAGGTCGAGAGCGCTCTTCGCGAAGAGCCCACAACCTCGTGGAAAAAGGGCTGGTCCGAGCAGCAGTATGATTTTCCCAACACGTACGTGGGCATTCCCCTCCGGGTTCTCCCGTGGAATCCGATAAGCACGTTTGTCGATAACCAGAATACTCGTTTCACTCAGCGCTATTATTCAAACGGCAAAACTTTTAACCGCTGATAATATAAATGGAGCCTCTTGCTCTCGCCGCAATTGTTGGTCTTGTGTTTGCCGGTAAACGCCTCAGCGAAGGGTCGAGCGACTCTGAGCGAGCGGTGTTGTCAGCGCCAACCACCCGACCAATCACTCGCCAGGATGTGAACCTCATGGCAAATTCCCACGACCACCGAGCCGACGCCTACGATCTGAATATTATGAATCCAAACCTCGGGAGACGCGTAGGAGACTGGCGCCTCCAGCCCAAGGATGCCGTGCCGAACCTCCAGGATATGACCCGGACCAACACCCGGTTTCCTTTCAGTCAGCCCGTCTATGACCTCACAAACCGCGAGTATGTCACGAACAAGATGAACAACGTGTCACCTCTCGAGCATCCCAAGAATGTCGGCCCGGGTCTCGGCCTCGCACCGGACGTCCCAGCCGGAGGTGGATTCCAGGATTACTTTCGTGCACTTCCGGTGAATATCAACGAGGAGAAGCTCACGAGTCTCGAGGGTCGCGACGGACCTCCCAATCCGGTCGTCAAGAGCGGTCTTCCAGTAATTGGCGCAATTTCGAAGGATGCCAAGGCTTCCAAGACGGCCTATCGTGCCCCAGGAGAGTACAACGGCGAAGGCCAGGGTGGTCGCCTCGTCGGATTTGAGGGCCGACCCGATTTCCAAAAGACTCGCCGGACGACCATTCGTCAGGAGACTGGCCTACGAACGGACACGCTCACGAACGGCCCGCCCCAATACAACATTTACCAGCCGTACGCGGGCGGCACGACCCAATATACCGACAAGTCTCTTACTCGTTCGAGCGGATACCGGTCGAATCCTGATCGGGCCGGAAACGGAGCTCGAATGAACGTCCGCAACGACCCAGTCAACCAGGTTGGCTCGGCGACCCAACTTCGCATCGAGGCCCGGCCAGTTCCTCCGGGCCCCCAGGGACCTACGGGCGTCGCATGTGGCCCGGGCTATGTGGCTCCCATGTACGATGACCCTCTCAACGAATTCAAGGAGAATCCAAACCCCCGAGCTCAGCCAGACTTTTTGGATATCGCCATCCAGCAACTCGAAAAAAATCCATTGGCATATTCTTTGGCCGCACCACCAGCGGTTCAGGTTTCGTAAAAAAATATAGACACATTGTAAAATGAGCGGAGGTGTCGTTCAACTCGTTGCAACCGGACCCCAGGACGCTTGGCTGACTGGCAAGCCGGAGATTTCATTTTTCCGTTCCAATTACAAGCGCTACACTCACTATGCAAATTCGGTCGAGCGCCAGGTTATCCAGGGCAACCCTATTGCGGGTGGCATTTCGACTATTCGTTTCGAGAAGAAGGGCGACCTTCTGAGCTACGTGTACCTGACGGCCAAGGATTCCAACGGTTCTTCGATCGCCCAGCTGGACTGGACCAAGGTTATCGACAAGATTGACCTGTACGTGGGTGGCCAGATTGTGGACACGCACGACATCGAGTACATGACCGACATCGAGCCTGTGACTGGCGCCCAGACCTATTCTCAGCGGTACCTCAACACGACCAGCACAGTTTTCAATAACCAGAAGATGTCTTTTTTGCCCCTAAAATTCTTCTTCTGCAAGGACTGGTCGGTCTGCCTGCCCCTTATCGGCCTGCAGTTTCACGACGTGGAACTCCGCATCACATGGTCCTCGTTCCTTAACCAGAACGTGAGCCTGGGTGGCATCTTTGCCACGACTGTCACGACGGTCGTACCATCCATCAGTTCGGCCTCTATACCTCAGTCGACCGCAAACGTCTTCTCGGTAACACTTTTGAGCAATACAAGTGCGAACGTTACTGTTACCCAACAGACCGGACCGATCTTCCAGGGTATGCTCATGACTCCACAATTCTCGTCCCCTTCTTTCAACGTGTACACAAACGCGGCGGTCGTTCAGTCGACTTCCAACGTTTCCCTGGCTTATTCGAACGTGGCCAACGTCTTTTCGTATGCATCGAATGTCGTTTCGCTCTTTGCACCGACCGTTTCCGCACAGGTTGTAGGCCCTACAAATACTATTACTGGTTCTACTTCGACTCTGACTCTCGGTCAGATTTCTAGCCCGACCTCAAGCTCCAACATTCTCCCTGGAATGTACGTTTATGGCCTTCCGGTCCCTTCGGGTGTCGTGACAGTCTCTTCGTGGACCCCTCCGAATGTAGGTTTGAATTTTTCAGTATCAATTCCACAAACTATAACGGTTCCCCTGAACACCACAATCTCATTCCTTTCGAACGTTGTGACTACGACCACCACCCCATCGACAGCTTACACTTACGGTGGTCTCCAGTACCAGGCCTGGTCAAATTTCACATACCTGGACCAGGGCGAGCGTGACTGGTTCGCCAAGACGAAGCAGGACCTGCTAATCACACAGGTTCAGCGCGTGGTGATGGGAACCAATCCGACCCAGGAGCTTGCTCTGGCCCAGCCAGTCAAGTTCATAGCCTTTCCGTGTAAAAATTACAACACTCTGTATAACCTGGGAGCCGGCTCTGTGGCAGCTACTGACTACCAGCTCAAGACCCAGGTGAACGGCATAGACGTCGGCGACTCTCGTCACATGACCCACTGGATCGATGTCCCCCAGTACTACAACACCCCGTTCGGCTACGGACACAACAACTCGACCGCAAACGTCGCGATCATCTCATACTGCCTCGACACTTCCAAGCTCCAGCCAACGGGCACGCTCAACTTTTCTCGTCTCGACACGTACCGCCTCGTAGTCCCGGCCTCCATCGGCAACCAGGGTCTTCTTGCCCTCGCCGGCCCCGTAGCTTACCCGGTCACCTACCTGTACGCAGTCTCTTACAACGTCTTCCGGATAGAGAATGGTCTCGGAAGTCTCTTGTACGCCAACTAAGCAAAAATTTTAAAATTCACAAATCTCAATGCAGTTGTGGCACTGGCTTCTCTTGCTCGGTCTCGTGTTTTTGATAACTTATGACCCACGTACGGGAAATGTCGTGAAATATTTTACCACGCCTCTATCAGTAGAGGTTGAAGATGCCTCGAGAAATGGAACCAAGAGAAAGGCACAAAGCGATAGCGATACCGATTAGTACTATTAACGACGTGAAGCATTTCCTCATCGTCCATGACAGGCGATACAAGGAATGGACTTTTGTCACAGGCGGGTGTCGCCGACGCGAGATTTATAACCCACTTCGCTGTGCGGTTCGCGAACTCGAAGAAGAAACACGAGGAATCCTAAACCTGAAGAGAGGTACGTACACCTACTTCAAGTTTTTGACCAACACTCCAGAGCCTAGAGATGTAGAAGATGGCGTCGACGTCGTGAATCATTATCACGTGTACCTCTTCGATCTCCCTATGACTTCCATCGAACACAGACATATAGTCAGAAGGTTCACGGAAGAACGAGAGCGAATGGAGAATGGCAACATTCCGTTTCGAAAGAATTATGATGAAAATGACGATTGCAAATTTGAGAGTATAGACGATATCGGGCGCCGTCCGAACCTCTGGCCGATGATTCGTCAGCACGTCCTGAGAAACCCTGAATTTCAACAGGCTCTCGAGACGACCCACAAGACTGTCTTTAATCTTCGGGGGCCCTAGCTCCGCGCCGCATGCGATACCCTTTTTTCGGTGTCCTAAAATAATGACGCGGAGTAAACTAGAGTTTGCGACAATCTTAGCGTCCCTCCGTAAGGATGGATCGGATCCTCAGAAACTCGCGAGCGAAATGACCCTCCGCAAATTGTGCTACGAAATTGAGAGGCTCGAGCAGGAGGCTGAGGATGCCAAGAAACCCCAAAAGGAAAAGGGGGGCGGGAAGCCGTTTTGGGCCTGGCTGACTCACTCATCGTCAGATGATGAGGACTGACTTAGAGAAGAAAACCTACCATAAGGTAATGGAAAAGTGGCGGATACCGAATGGCCCGGCGACCCATGTTTTGATGGATGGTGGGATCCTCTCGGTTCCACCAGAAGACACGACTGAATTTTATGAGCGATGCATCTCTCTCATCAATTCTGGTTCAAAATTATATGTCGTAGAGCAAAAGACGGAAAATTTCAAGTTTTTCGTAGACTTTGATTACAAGGCTCCGGAAAAGTTGGAAGATTCTGATCTTCTTCAATTTTGTTCTATAATTCACAGGGCTATCGGACAGCCCGGAAGATGTCTCATAGCGAGGGCCCGGGTCAGGCCTGTCGGAGAGGGTCTCTTGAAATCTGGGGTCCATATACACTGGCCAGATGTAGTTGTGAATCGGATCGATGCTCTCAATTTTAGAACAAAAATCATAACAAGTCTGGGTGAAGGACCGTGGGACAAGGTGATTGATGCGGCCGTCTATGGGGGATCCGGTCTTCGCATGCTCTGGTCCCATAAGAAACCGACCGGCGACCCCTACATTCCATGGAGAGGGACGGATTCGAATCACGAATTCACCCAAGAATTTTCAAAGATTCCGAATGTCGAAACCCTGGCGCTCTTTGCGGTGCGTACCGACGAGGTTCCTCGTGAGACCGAGATTCTCTCAAATATCGAGCCTCTCGAAAAGATTATTAGAAAATACGTAAAGGGTCAGGAGAATGTGCGCATCAAAAAGGTTCAGAGAATTGACGGGGGCACGTGGTTCGTCCAGTCGGATTCCAGATGGTGCCAGAACATAGGTCGGGAACACAAGTCGAATCATGTATGGTTCTCGATATCCTCAGGAGGGGTCCATCAAAGGTGTTTCGACGAAGAGTGTCGCGAGTTTCACGGTCCCAAAACTATTCTTCCTCCCTCAATAGTAGAGCAACTCGAAGATGTTGTTATTATGGGTAGTCCTTCTTCTAGCTTTCTTATGGATATTTTTCCCGATGGGACAAGGCCAGCGGTTCAGAAAGTACGAACAGATGGTCCACCCGTACTCGGGTCTCGACCCAGAAAGCTGGAGCCGGTTTTTGACAAACATAACCACTTTCGAGCGTTTGGTTTCGACATCGAACCTTGATACGGCCACCACGGCTCTCTACTCTGCGACCGAGAACATCAGGGACTTGGGACTCGGTCTACGGCGCGCGGATGACGAAAACATAAGGGAAGAACTCAACAAGATTGCGAGCGAATTAGGCTATGAAGGCGAATTTATAATAAACCAAAATGCCATTTCTAAAGGAGTTTACTTCTTCCCGAGATACTTAAACGAAACAATGTCTGACTATCCAGAAAATGCAGAAACGCGCGCTATTAAAAACCACGGACAGTAGCGAAGGTACTGTCATCACGCGTTACGGACGCGTTTCAAAGCCTCCCGTAAAGTACGAGCCGGTTGAGCGGGTCGAGGATGATTACGCGGACGACGATTACGACAGTGACGGCGACGGATCTGACGATCTGGACGATGTAGACATCGAGACCGATTCGGACGAAGAGGGCTACGAGGAAGATGATGCCGACGAAGATGGAAATTTAGATGGTTTTGTTGTTCCAGATAAAAGCGAGAGTGACTCTGAGAGTACAGATGGAACCACTGCCATTCCTATCAAAAAGCGAGGAGCCCCAGTCAAGAAGTCACCAGGAGGTGGAAGAAGAGTGGCGTGAGCCGCCCCAAATGTTTATGCCGCCCCCTCAGAGGAAAAATGTCATGGATGTTTTCAATGGTATGAATCCGGTGGCAATTCTTCTAGTCGGAATTGTCATCGGCGTCATCGTTGTGAGCATGCGCCCTATTGTTATTCAAGCGACAAAGTCCTAGGTCACCCTATATAGTGGTGCTTTTTTAGGAGCATCATCTTTTCCGACAAAGTCCCCAATGGGACCTGTTCTTTTTTTATATACATCTTCTTGAAGGAAATCTGTCCACGGATTCACACGAGTCTGGCTGGCCGGTTCCATATCCCTGAATACCTCAAACTGATTGTCATACGCGGCAACAGGTTGAGATATTCTGGCCGGTGCCTGTGGGAATCGCACGTATGCGACGAAAAGCAAAAACATGATTATCAAAATTCCCAAAAATTTAAAGAACATTGCTATTATTCGCTGCGAAATTAAGCCTGGTCCGGAAACTCCTCAGTGTCATCCGGCTTGGGCTCCTCCTCACACGGAGTCTCCTCAAAGTGCGTCCCGGTCTCCTTTGCCAGCTCGCGTCGCCGAACAACTTCAGCGGCCACACGAACGTCAGCCATTGCGACAATCTCATCCATAGACTTGTCCGGGTGCTCCTTCTTCAGATCCTCGATAAATTCGGCCGGGTGAGGGATCGGCGGCACGTCCGGCTTTGTATAGTACTTTGAATTCTCATCTCCGGGCTCGATGTAAGGGTATGGACCGGGCTGGGGCTTGGCCATCATGTCACGCTTGCGCTTCTCGAACATTGCTGCGGCCTGGCTCTGATTCTCACGGTACTTGACCATAATCTCCTCGAGCTTCTCGTTCTGGTAGTGCGTGTCCTCAATCTCGTCTCGCCGGGGAGGAATCAGGCACCACTTGTACATGTCAACCACGTAGATATCCACCAGGGCATCATCCTTCTGGAGGCGCTTGGCGTGTTGACCAGCCTCGTCGCGGGTCGGGAAACATCCACGAATCTTCATTCCAAATTGCTCATTCTTCTGTGGAAGGTCGGGGCCTACGAAAGAGACGCACGCAAAAAGCTGTCCTGGGACCGTCAGATAATCTTGCTCGAGAGTAGCCATATAAAAGAAGAGGGCGCTTATTTTTTAAGTAGATGGACGCAATTCGAAAATTGCACAATTCGGTCAAACGTGAATTCATTTCGAGATGGGTCCGGAAAAATCAGCTCGTTCTCGATTGCGGGTGTGGCCGGGGAGGAGATTGGCACAAGTGGAAGGCGGTCGGGGCTCGGGTCTGCGCTATCGATCCTGATGAAGAATCTCTGGCCGAGGCTGAAAAGAGAGCCTTTGAGATGAAATTTGGGGTTTGGTTTTTGGGAAAGGGTGACATTCGCCAGGCGGCGTTCGCAGGACCTTTCGATGTCGTCTGCTACAACTTTTCTATCCATTACATCATGGACGTCTTTGAAATCTCTCTGAAGGCTCTGGGGGTTGCCGTAAAACCGGGTGGATTGTTAATTGGAATTACTCCCGAAAAGGCTCGAATCGAAGCACTCGTCGACTCGCATGGATATTTCAAAGATGAATTAGGAAATGAAATTTCAGTGACACAGGGCAGAAGGAGACTCTGGGTCCGCCTGGTCGATGGTCCATTTTATGAGGATGGTGGGAGGGACGAACCAATTTTGGATTCAAATGAATTGGTCCGAGGCCTGGCCAATTTTGGATTTGAATTGATTCTCTGGGAGCCCATGCTGGATCGGCCCAACGGTCTCATCTCCGATTTATATTCAAAATTCGTTTTCAAGAAAAGTCTTGAAATATAGTATGTGGCCTGTCCTGGCGTGTATGTTTATAATCTTTTTGGCAATTGTCAGATTCAACAAGGAACCTATTATGCTTACCGAACTCAAACTTCGGTACTGGGCTATCCTGGACATGCTCAGGACGTCCGGAGATCCGACGTGGATCCCGGTTCTCAAGCCGGCTATAATCACTGGTATCTACGGAAAAAAGGATGGTGTCATAGGATCGAATGTTAATAAGGGGTACGAGATTTACATCTGCCTTG